CTGTCGAGACTCTCTTACATCAAGGATAAGGAAGCTAAGTGCCGAATAGTTGCTATCCTTGATTATTGGACACAGTCATGCTTCGAGCCTTTGCATAAGGCGCAGTTTGCGCTTTTGCGGAGCCTCAGGCCTGATTGTACCTTTGACCAAGGTAGCTTCCGATCCAAACTACCACGTCAAGGCCCGTACTACTCTTGTGATCTTAGTTCGGCGACGGATCGACTCCCTGTAACCCTACAGAGAGCCGTCTTAGCCGTCCTAATTTCACCGGAGTATGCGGCTGCATGGTATGAGTTGCTATGTACCCGTGAGTATAAGCTTCCCAAAGGCGCTGGTTCCGTGAAATACGGAGCCGGTTAACCAATGGGGGCTTACAGTTCATGGACTACATTTGCAATTACACATCATGCGATCGTTCGGCTTGCGGCCAAACGCGCCGGACTTCCCATTACATGGGAAGGATACGTGCTCCTAGGTGACGATATCGTTTTAGCAAACGAACGCGTCGCAAAGGAATACATGACGATTCTTGATTCGCTAGGGGTGAAAGTCTCAGAGACGAAGACGCATGTGTCTAATAACACGTACGAATTCGCTAAGAGATGGATTCACTTTGGAGAGGAGGTAACCGGAGCTCCACTCGGCTCTCTGTTCGAGGCCATCCGCTTTGTAGGTAGAAAAAGCTGGAAAGACGCGGTCGTGCCGACCACGTTAATCAAGCATGTTTCTTACTACGAAGTGGCAACCTGGTTCAGGGAGGTCGAGTCGCGATGGTTACCACGAACATCGAGCTTGGTTTCCCGGGGCTTGTTGGCGGATTTCTTCCTGCTTTTAGGACGGGGTGGTCTCTCAGACCGCCTAGCCGAAAAAGCCTGGAAGTTCTTTCTCTTGCCTTCGCGAGAAGACTCGAGACTCCTTCGGCGAATCAAGTGCGATAAACTCGGCTCGATCGTCTTAGGAGGGATCCTAGGTTGCTTCCAATTTAGAAAAGCTTCCGAGTTCATCGGAATCTATCTGAACGAATGCAAGGCTAGGGTCCTGGAAGCCGCCATCAAGCGCCAAGTGGGAGATCTCCGTAGATTCCAGTTGGAATTACCGAGGTTCGCCCCCTTGGTGCCTGAAGGGTTGGATGCCCAATCGACACTGTTCGCCTTACCTCCATTTGGAGTACTCATGAGAAATATCTCGGAGCTCCAGTTGGAGTTTGATAAAGCGCATAGGGTTAGGGAGTCTGATAATCTGATGCATTGGTTGCATCTAGACGTTCAGCTCTTCCTCGACCCGTTTGCGACTCTATCAACAAGGCGAAACAAGACCATAGCCAGTTCTAAAGCAACTATTCTAAATCATCTTACAGCTATGTGTCGCGGGATCGCAAAGATGCGAGCGTTAGCGGTTACGGAGATAGATCTATTAGATCTTGTCAATGTAATCAATAACCATCACGTCTTGCCATCTCGCGGCGACCGAAGGGGGCCCAAGAAAACCGGGAGCGGGTACCGGATTAAACGATCTAATCCTCGAAAGGAGGAATTGATCGAACAATCCATATCCGTCCGCCGAAAGTCCTAAGCCCTCTAGAGTAACATAGTCTGTAAAAAGATCCTCATTGGGTAGCATCAGTGAGCGTTCTTATGGTAGCGCTTAATGCTGCCGTTGACGGCGAATAGGAAAGTCTCTTCCAAAGAATGCCATCTCAATGGCCTGGGGTACTTGTTAGATCCCAAGCCAGCGGACGGGTTCAGAGGTTGAGGGGCTTTCGCTTTAAAGTTGGCTCCACTCTTGGCAGTCGATCAATGACCGACAACCAAGGCTATGGCGCATAAGGAGGTCGCAAAAGCGATTAACCCTATACGGCTTAGCCTTAAGTGGTGGCCTCCGTAACCAGAAGCCCAATCCGAAAGGTTTGGGTCCTAGTCCTAAGGACGAGGGTCCCTCGCAAGAGGGAGTGCCCAAAGTCTTTTAGGATGGGG